TGCGAATCCTAATAGGTTCGTCCAGTGGCAGCTTGAGCCGCTCGGCGAAGTACTATCAGACTGGGTTAATTCTCAGACTGACGTGTACGTTCTCAACCAGGACGCTGGTATCCAATGGATCCAACGTCAGCTTTCCGCTGGAAAGCATATGACCAGTGCAGACTTGTCATCTGCATCCGATACACTTGACTACAAGCAAGTAACTCGTTTACTTAAGTCAAGTGATCACCCTACGTTGACCCGCGCCGTAGAGTACTTTGAGCGATGCTCAGGTGCTCCTTGGGCTGTTTCCGATTGGGACGCCAGGTCCTTCCTAGGATCTGACGACTTGGTCTGGAAACAAGGACAACCGCTAGGTCTGCGACCTAGTTTCCCCATACTCACCATGACCAACCTTCTCGCTGCTCGTAAGGCAGTTGAGATGGTCGATGGTAGGTACACAGGGAGGTTTAAGCTATTCGCTATTGTAGGAGATGACATTGTCATCCCTACAAAATATGCGGATGCTTACTCAAGTGTGATCTCGTCGCTCGGAGGAATCGCAAACATCGAGAAATCGATGTCCTCCGATAAGCGCGCCGAGTTCTGTTCTAGGATCATAGAGGCCGATACTGTGTATCGTCTCAAGCCGAGGTATATCCTCGACAATGACCCACAGAACATCCTGACTTATCAGGACACTTCGGTTCGTCCCGCGGTTAAGGGGTGGATTCGAAACATGACCAAACGAGTTGGTTCTTACCATCTCGTGGAGTCTGGACTTGTTCCTGACTTCCATGGTTCTTCCCCTAAACCGCTGCCCGAGAAGCTTCTTGCTGACGCAGTCCTTTCCCTCTCTGAGGGGAAGACTCCTGACCTGAAGACGGTGACGTTTATGACGTCATACCTCTCAGGCAGGGTTCCGCGTGATCCTTCTCACGTCCTCCGTAGGGCTCGCCCCGGAGGTGTGCGGAAAGGATACAGCAAGATGACCACTCAAGAGAAGATCTCTGCCTTTAAGGTAAAGAACCCTTCTCTTGATATACGTGAAGTCGAGGGCCTTCTGGATTACTCCGGAAAGCCATCGTGGAGGGAACTCCCTCGAGCTAAGCACTTTGGTGCTATGCTTGATCAGTTAGCTGCTGATCCTAGACTTCGCGCGAAGGTCCCACAGCTGAAGTGGTATCGGACTGCTGTGCAGTCTGATGCCGCTATTGATGCTGTGGTCGGCGATGTTGCTCGCGAGCAACATGTTGGGCCTAAGACTGAACATGATTATCATATTGATGATCGTGTTCAGCCTGTTAAGGCTGCGACTTCCCTGAGTGCCTTGGACAGAAAACTGTCCAAGATCGAACGAGACCATATCAAGGACTCTGATGGAGAGCACCTCATTCGTGAGGTTTCTCCGTCAGTTGATATGCTCGTTGAGGATACCGGAGATGGCTTCTCCGTATCTTATCATGGGAAGACACAGGACTCCGCCGTCACACGTGTTGAGAAACGCGTGTCCACAACCGAAACTCCCTCTGGGATATCGGGTGACGGAACGTTTGTAGCGAAGAAGCCGGTCGTGAGGCCGTCTCCCCCCGCTACACACGGGGTGCGGAAGAAGTCTAAGGACACCAGTCCTGACTTCTAACACATTGAGC